TGTGAGACCCCACCGACCATGTGTGGTATTTCCTGAGATACAAGTTGTCCCATTAGTGAAGACCTCCTGTCAGTGTTATGTATGTTGAGTCAATCCCATTGTCGCTGTGCTGCTTGGATGGGCTCCGGTAATTATCCCTAGCGATCCCTGGGTTATTCATCAGGCTGTAATTCCCAGACTCAAGTTCCTCAGCTTCCAGATGGGCCAGGGCTTCCTGCTCGTCTCGCAAGTGGAAACGGGCCAGGGTACTACTACCAAGAAAGTCATTCTGGAAGATGCGGGAGGCTTTCACCACGATATACATTTTGACTGACTCAGGTAATTCCTCCCAGTCCAGACCCACAACCAACGTGGTGTACATCGTCCCGCCCATCTGATAGGTCCGATTAACGACATCGTAGAGTTTGCGGCCTCGGGCTTGGAACCGCTGGCTCCCGGTGTCCAGCTTCAGGGTATTCCGTGGGAGCTGAATCTCTTTCTTGTTGTTGGGGATTAACTTGGCGTTTGTAGACGTGTTGAAATACCAACCATGCCTTTGGACATCCCGTGAGCTTCTCTCCAGTTGGAGCTGAGCCAACCGTGATTCGGACAGTCCAGTACCCACGGAGTTGACCGGGGCTTCACCGATGGAGGCCAATACCTCGTTCACAGCGTCTAGTTCAGTCATTGGGCCTAGCATAATGACCTCCTTTATGATAATGGAAAAAATAGGCCACCACCCTGGGGTGATGACCTTAGTTAAAAACCTACACGATTTGAGCGTGAGGTGACCGGGTAACTCCCAATCCGTCCAGAGGCTTGGTAGGTATTTAAGAACCCCAGCGTTCGCTATGAAGAGGCCAGGGTCGTGTTAAGCCTTATGCGTGATACTTCTCGATGACCACACACATACCCGGACGCAGGATGTCGTGACCGACAGCCAGTTTGCTCAGAATGTTGTGACCAAGACGCAGAGGCTCAGGAACGTGCGTGACGTTCAGGTCCATCAGCTTGGTAGTCGCAATCGCGTCTTCAACGAATACCAGACCGAGCACGTTGGCGTAATCACCACGATACTTCGCAGCATTACCAGAACCGAAGGCAACGTCAGACAACGGCTCAGGGTCATCGACCAGACCCGCGGACTCATCTGCACTCGGCAGGTTGTTTGACTCCCAGATATTGAAACCGGCGATACGGGCAACGGGACCAGACGCCTGCATAGACGGGTCGATAGAACCAGCAACGTCCTTGTTCAACCAAGTGATTGAATTGACCTGACCTTGGGCGATGTTGACCAGCGCCTCGATCTGCTCAGGACCGAACACGACGTTACCCTGCTTACGGATGTCGTTCTTACGGAACTCGGTGCGGGCTTTATAGAGCGCGTCCACAATAGCTGCGCCATCATTCTCATCACCGGATGCGGCAAGCATGATGTTCTGGGTATAGGGCTCATCCGGCAAGGTCTTCAGACCAGCGGAAACAGCCTCAGCGTTGGACGTGATGTAACCGGCCTTCGCCATCATGCGGAAGACGTTACGATCCACGAGGCCAGCCAGTGATTCGGCAGATTCGGTTGAATACTGTTCACGCACGTCATAATGCAACATTGCTTCCTGAATGTCCGGGATGAACACAGGAGAGATAGCAATATCGTCAATCGTAACGATACGCTCAGCGTGGCCGATCTGATTGGTCTCGATCAGCTTACCAGGAGTGTGATACTTCGCCTGGTTCTTACCAATGAGAGGGAACGAGGCAGATTTTCCACCAGCAATGGTCCGTACCCGCGTCAGCTTCATAGCGATATGCAGGGTATGGAACATGGTCATTACTTCGCCGCCATACTTCTGGAGGAAGAGAGCGCGGGAATCACCGGCATTATCATGCTGACCCGGCTGTGAAAGAGTTTGATCGGAGGGGAATACCATAGAATGTTTCCTTAATTATTGAGTTTCTTCCGTGAGTATGTCTCGATATTGAGACTACTTAACCGCTAAATGACATCCAGCCATCAGCGTTCGTTTGCTTCTTGCCACGTTGACCAGCGGCCATACGCTTCTCGACATCAGCGCGGTACGCTTCACCAACGCTATCCTTGCGTCGATACCGTGCGTCTTGCATGGCTTCCATGAGATCACCGTCAGAGCGGATTGGGGTAATACCTGCGGGAGTGTTCCCGTTGATTCGTTCACCCTCGAAACCGTTCTCGCGCTCGTACATGGCTTGGAGAGCTTTAGCAGCAACACGCTTGGCCTTGATGTCAGAACTATCGAATACCTGATTGAAGGTATCTGCTTCGTCTTCATCCAGAGCGTTATCCGCCCATGCCTGCATCTCTTCGTACTTCTCCTTGCCTCCTACGAGGTCATAAACCTCCCTGTCATGGAGCTGGAGTTCGAGTTCGTGGATACGCTCGTTGTCTTTGGTCTGGTTGTTGTCATCAGACCCATCGTCAGACCCTTCGTCATCCTTGTCATCAGACCCTTCGTCATCCTTGTCATCAGACCCTTCGTCATCCTTGTCGTCAGCATCTGATGATTTGTTCTTCATATCGTTAAACGCATCGACAAGTTGTTCAACCGACTCAAAACCTTCAGGTAGACCTTTCGTCAGGTCATCCTTTTCATCCGCCCCTTCTGGGGGCATATCCACCGGGTCATCATTTTCATCTGTGACCTGGAGTGAGCTGGTATCTACTACTGGCTCTTCGCCTTGTTTTTGACCCTCTGTTTCCGGGCCTTTGTTCTTATCCTGTTCGGCCACCTTGACCTCCTTGCATCATCTTTTGAATTGCTGCGGTTCCACCTTCTTGTCCGAGCTGTTGCATCATCTGCTGTTGCTGGCGTTGCTTCCTTTGGTCTTCCGTGAGAATCAAACCTTCCGTGTCGATACTCAAGGCAGCGGCCATACGTGACGCCAGCTCACCAAAGTTCACATACTCCTGGATAACTTCCGGTCCGAGAGGTGACAACTGTCCGATAAGGACTTGGAGTTTCTGTAACTCCTGCTCTCGACCCAGAGCATTGATCCCAGTGATAATCTGCGGTTGCAGGGTATCCTTGGGCATCTCCGGGAGTTGTTTGGTCCCTTGCAGATAGGCCATCTCAAGTTCGGCAATAGGCATCTGTAGGGTATTGGCAAGCTGTGTAAACAGACCACCGAGACCTTCCTCAAGCATTTGAGTTACCTGACGGATTTCTTCAGCGGTCACTCGTTCCGCGTCCCTGCGGATTGCGCCTGTCATCAGGAAAGACTCTTGCAGACGTCCAATGACTTCCTGTCTCATCTGCTGTGCAATAGCAAAATCACCATGCTTATCCATTTGCAAGGCTGTGACATCTCCCTCTTGCCCTTTCACGAAGCCGCCATTAGGTGCCTTTTCCAAGGCTTGGGGTTTCGTTGACGCGCCAGGCTTTACGAGGAAGATAACTTTAGCTGCTGCAACCGAGGCTTGTGTAATAGCTTTGGTCAGAACCTCAAGCGTGTTGAAGTCTCCCATGTGTTCCTCTACGTAGGACCGTCCATAGTCCTCGCCATCGACCTTCACCAACCGTGCGGCTATCCAAGGGTTCTTGCCCTTTGGATACATCGACCGGCTTGTCTCAATGGGGATGCCAGCGACTTCTTGGTAAGACTCCCAACGCTCTCCATGCGTTCGGTGTACCCGAGTGTAGACCTTGATGTCCTTATCGGTTCGACCCTCAGCGTCTTCTTGAGCTGCTACGTGTGCTTGAGCTTCTGATGGTAGCTTGTCCTTATTCACGTTCTCACAGAGGATGATCTCTTTGGTATCACCATCTGTATCCCTATCCACCACATATTGGGCCAATGGATACGCCTTGACTCTCTTCTTTCCGTAGTAGAGCAAGACGTTACCGGCGACCATAAGATGCTTCAGGACATAATGAAGACGTTCCCGAGTGTCTTTGTTCTCGATGTTCTTCATTGCGATTTTCTCGATGGAGGCCAAGGTAGATTCGACCTTACCGTGAGATGCCTTCTCGATACCTGCATCAGCCAGAGTCTTCTCATCCACAGTCAACCGAAAGAACGGATAACCGGGAGGAAGCAGACCGAGCAGGAGTTTTGAGCCAAGGTTCTTCACGGCAGACGCACCAAGACCCTGTGCGGGTAGGTAGTGGTCGCTTCCCAGAGACGCTTCGTCGGATGGGACTAAAGAGGGGATCGTGACGGACGCACAAGCCTTAGCTCGATTCAAGTAGTTTTCGCGCTGTGAGCTGAGTGCTTTGTACTTCCCAGCTAGTGTATGCGCTTCTGCCATTTAGTGTTCCTTTTAAATGTTCAGACCACTCTTCCCTTTGGTCCTACCTTGCTGTTTGAGGTCTTTCCTCAAGCGTTTCCGTGTGCTTCTCCGCTTTGTCCCAGGCTTAGAGCCAATGGAGACTCTGCCAGATTTAGCCGGAGGTGGGGCAGGAGGTGGAGCTGGGTCTGGTGCTTTTACTTTGGGGTCATCGAAGATTCCCATGCTCTGTTTCCTCGTCGTCCATGTCTTGTATGTACTCGATGACTTCTCGCCTTCCGAGCTTCTGGTCAATAACCCTCAGATCGTCTCCCTGTTCAATCCGGGTATCGAACGATTCTTTGAGTAATTCGGCCAGTTTTTCTCTCAGATAGGCGTTTTGTCCTATCCTTAGGGGAGCCATTTATCGACGGGCCTTTGCGATGACCGGACGATTGACCGTATAGACAACGATCTTACCGTTGATCTCCTTGCCACCTTCCTTCACTTTCCCATTCTTATTGTCCAAGGCTTTTTGTGCATCTGCCTCAGTCGGGAACAGGTTGGTAGGGTTGGATGTGAAATCAACAGGTTTGCCGGTTTCCTGATCTTCAACTCCGTATACAACCATTGGTTACTCCTTCAGTAGTGTGTTTGCATTGTCGATCTGACCAGCGGAAGCATCACGCTTCGATTCTTGGTCATTGGCATAACGCTCAGCCGCTTCATAAGCCGCGCTCACATTCTCGTTCGACTTGCGAATCTTCTTGGCCTGAGACTTGATCTCTGCCAGGGCGAGTTTGATGAATAGGGTCTTAAAGAAACGTGCGATTGCTAATAGCATGTGGTTTTCTCCTTATGTGTTTTGTTCCAGCACGCGGTCACCGAAGAACTTGGTCTTCCCAGCTTCATACCGCATGGTTGAGCCGGGTTTTCCAGCCTCCCGGCGTAGCTGTGCGAGACGAACTACTGCCTTCACGATGTTCCCTTCCGCAAAGTTAAGATCGAAGGCTTCGATGAAGTCATTGACCTCAAGCTCGTATGGGTCACCACCCGAGGTCGGCTTATGGACGAGAGCGGTGTAGTAATCCACGGAACCACCAGTCAGCTCATCGGTCTGTCCCGAGGTCGAGTCTTCTTGTCCTGACTTTGGGGCTGGCTTTGGGGCTGGCTCAACGAGTTCTAGGAGGCTCGGACACAAATCCAGACCCAGCCATGTACCTGTGGAAAAATGAACCTGAACGTCTGCCAAAAGTCCATTCTTAAAGAATTCAATCATGGTCGTATATTGCTGTCTAAGTCCACCGCCTACTTCAAAGGGCTGACCTGACTTGTAACGGACGATTGCGCCAATTCTTACGTCATCACGGTTCATACAACACCACCTTTTGTTTCTTCGATTGATATTCACCATGTCTCAGGATTCGAGAGACTTGGGCTTGTAATAATGCGGCCTGCTCGTTCAGACCTTGTTTATCAAAGTTAGCCAACACGACATCCCACATGTCTTCAGCCTCGGTTTTCGTCCAGCGAATCTCGGTCTCTCCCTGCCGCTTTCCAGACTTAAAGGTATGCTCGAAGGGCTCTGGCTTAACCAGGGTCTCCAGTGCGTTCCATGCCGTATCGAAACCAATGGACGGGCAACCAGCATAATTATCCGTCTGGTCACCACCAAGGGCTTGCGCCAGATGGAAACGATCAGCATGTTCCTTTGTTACTTCCCACGGTTGATAGTCCTTGTCGGGATTGAAGAGCCAGCCAGGGATAGTCTGCATGTCCTTATCAATGGACACGATGATCTTCTTAGCTCCGGGCTTATACTTTGGGTTTGTCGAGAAGATGCCCATAACGTCATCTGCTTCTAGGTTGGGCCTCATGGCAGACTCGTATTCATCGGCAAGTCTTTCTTTGATGTGTTGCAGGACCATAGGCTTGCGTCCTGACTTACGGTTTCCTTTGTAGGTTGGCAAAATGTCATGTCGCCAGTAACGCCCCGTAGGGCATGACCAACAGAAGACCACCTCGTCAGCTTTAAGCTCTGTCCTGAGGCGTTCGATCTTCCGGGTCGCATGTTTGAAGGCTTGGGCTTCGTCCGAGTACAACACCCAGATTTCTCCGGGAAACTCGACCTCATGCTGTGCTACAGCACATGCTTCATAGGCGAAGACATCACCATCCAATAACAGGACGGTCTTACTCATTAGTGGGTCTCCTTCCACGTTGTTCCTATCTTGTACTCGCAATCAAGCGGGCATCTGAACTTGAAGAACTCTTCAGTCCTCTTAATGGCTTGCTTAGATATTTCACCGAGCTTCTCGCCGATCTCACGGTTTCTAACAGCGATCTGCACTTCATCATGGACCCATGCACAGAACACAAAGTCACCATCCCAGCCATGCTTCAGGCCAGCCTCAAGGGCCAGCTTCTCAAGCTCGACACACCACTTCTTACAGATGAGTGCGCCTGCGGACTGGAGCAAGGTGTTTAGGGCTGCGTGTTCAGAACGTATGGTCAACCTGCGGCCATCAAGACCCTTG